TCTGTTGCATGGTGCTGGGGCGGAGACGAGGTTACTGGTGCAGATTTAACAGCAGTTAATGCGAATGGTGATCTTGACCTAATTGGTTTAGTCCGCAATGTGGATGCTGGCATGTCTTCTGGTTACTACAACGGTAGTCCAGATGGCTCTACGCAATCACCTGGGACTCAATTAAGCATCCCGCACGGTCTGAGTAGAGCTCCAGAGTTTGTAGCTGTCACACTAATGGATGATAACGGGACAGGTTCAACCAATACTTGGCAAGCTTATTCATCATCTCCGGCTGCTAGAGCCGATAGAGCTTTAATTCTAAGAGCATCTGATGCTGGATTTGATCCTGATTTCTTCTGGACTACTGAACAAGAAGCAACTACTGACACTCTTATTAGGGTTCGTGTTAGTCCATCTGCTTTGGTCAGCAATGACCTAAACAGGCGAAGGACTTGTGGCTATGACAGCAATTATTTCTTCATGGCTTTCCATTCAGTACCCGGCTATTCCGCATTCGGCAGCTATGTCGGAAACGGCGATTCGTCAGGTCCCATGATCTGGACCGGCTTCCGTCCGTCTTTCGTCATGGTGAAGCGAGCTACTGGAACTTCCAACTGGCAAATTATGGATTCCACTATTAACCCTTCCAACCCAGCCAACATCTGGATAGAGGCAAACGAACCCACTGGTGAGCAAACTGGAAACGCTTTTATCCAAGAAGATTTCCTGTCAAACGGTTTCAAGCCTCGTGGTGGTGCCAGTCAACAAGATAATTTAAATGGCCAAACCTACATTTATTGCTGTTGGGCTGAGAACCCATTCCAAGCACCTGTAACTGCACGATAAACTATGTTTTACACAGACTCTAGTAACAACCGATATCGAATCGGTAAACCATTTACATATGAAGGCTATTACTACGGTACAGCCTTAGCAACTCATGCCAAGTTCATGGAGTTGGGATTTACCCAAGTAATCGTGCAGCAGCGTCCTGACAGTCAATACTACATTGTCTCAGGACCTGATAACACGGGTGCTTATAGTTCTACTCCTCGTAACCTTGCTGAGTTAAAACTCAACTTTAAACTACAACAAAAACGTCAAGCACACCAAACACTCCGTAATTCGGACTGGTATGTCATCCGTTCACAGGAACTTGGTGTTGTAGCTGCTGCAGTACCTGTCAGTATCTCTGCTTTCCGTTCTGCCTACCGAACAGTCTCAGATACCCGTTGTATTCAGATTGATGCTTGCACTACGGTACAAGAGTTGGAGACCCTTATGAAGGCTCCTGAGCAGTTGTATAACGACCAAACTGAAACCTATTCAGTTAACCCTGCAGCTCTAACACCTTGGCCTGAACCATTGGCTACTACTTACGATTACCTATGAAGAAGAAAGCCACAGAGGACCAGTTTAATGAGCTGCATAATCTTGTGACTAAGGAATTCCTCGCTCGCATTAAGTCGGGTGAGGCTTCCACTCAAGATTTAAAAGCAGCCTGTGACTGGCTAAAAACTAACGACATCTCTGGTGTCGCATACGATGGTAATCCACTCGACAAACTTGCCACTGTTATTCCAAAAATAGACCCTGAGTTGGTCCAACGAAGACTTTATGGCACGAAAACGTAACCATAAACGCGAGTATGCACAAAGGCGTGAGAAAAAGATTGCATACAGACGCGCACATAAAGAAGAAGACAAATACAGAGCTAGAGCTAGACGTGCGATGAAATGTGGAAAGGGTAAAGAAGTCGATCACAAAGACTCTAACCCTAAAAACAACAATCGATCCAACCTGAAGTGTGTATCTCGCAAGAGTAACCGCGCTAAAGGAGCACGCAAAGTCAACTCTCGTAAATGACGCCTTTACTTCCTAATCCTGATCACTACATTGCAAACTTAATAACCATGACATCCTCCGAAGCAACTCGCCTTTGGAGGCGAGCTATCAAAGAAAGCTTTAACTGTACATGTGTTTATTGTGGAGAAACTTATGATTTACATGACCTCACTATTGACCACGTTCATCCTCGCTCTCGCGGTGGTGAAACAATCTCAAGTAACTGCGTCCCTGCGTGCGTTAGCTGTAATCAGAGCAAAGGAAGTAACAACTGGGAAGACTGGATGCTAGCTCGCTTCGGCTTCCAACCTAATCGTAAACAACAAATTTTGGAGTACATCAATGGCTGAAAAGAAGAAAAAAGGACTTATGTCCCTGCTGTCTGATTACCAGACTGAAAAAGGATATGGTGCTAAAACTAAAGGTAAAGGTCCTGTCAAATCTGGCAAAGAGTATGGCAAGACCCTGAAACAGAATAAGAAAGAGGATGCTAGTGGTCCTAAGGTCATGGCTCCTAAGAAGAAGCCTGTAGCTAAGAAGACCACTCCTGCAAAAGCTTCTACTCCTGCAAAGAAGACCACACCTAAAGCTAAGCCTTCTGCTAAAGGCAATGGTGATGGCACCTATGGCAAGTCCATGCCTTCTAATCCGAAGGTTGGTATCACCATGGCACCTCGTAAGAAGCGTCCTGGTACTGGTCGTACGGGTGAAGCTGCTGCTAAGGCGGCTAACCGTAAGCCGACTCCTAAGAAGTCAATGACTGCTGCAGAACGTCGTCAAATGCGCCTTAAGGCACGTCGTGGTCGCTAACTGATCCACTAAGGAATATATGCCGGCTCGAAAGGGTCGGCTTTTTTAATGCGTAAACCTCTTTCTAAAGAGGATCTTCAACGACGAAAACAAGCTATTGCTGACGGTAAAGGAACTTACACCCGAACAGATGGTCAGGTTTGGCGTATTCGTAATAGAAACAATCCTCGGCTTAAACGTCGATTCGGTGGTCAAGGTGGAACTGATGAAGTTGCTAGTTCCCGTGACCGTAACCGAGATTCAAAAACCAGACTAGGTATCACTAGGCGCACTCGTAATGAACGTATCTCTACTCCTAGAGTAAAAGATAGAAAGAAGCAAACTGCTGATTATGAGAAAGCCAAGCAAGAAGCCAAAGCAGCTGGTAAAGATCATCACCACAAGACACCTGTTTATTTAACAGGTAACGCCAAAGCACAGATGGACAGACGAAGTAGGCGACGTTATGACCTTCGTATGCAACGTGCTGGCACTCCTCAAGGTAATACAGCAGAGAATGTCTCAGCTGAAACCAGAGGTAACCGTGGTACTCATAGACAAGCACACAAAGAAGGTGAAGCTCTTCAGAAATTACTGAAGGCTAAAGAAGCACAAAACCCTTCTCCCTCCCTTAATCGTAGAAGCAGAGCTAGTCAATTAGGTGCAAATAGAATCCCAGCACCTACTCCATCTAGAGCTACTTTTACACCTCGACAAGTCCTTAAATCTGCTTTACAGACTACAAACGACCTCCAAGGTCTTCAAGAAGCAAGGGTGAATGGTAATCAACATCTCCCGGCTCTTCGCATTGGACTCGTCTAAGGCGTCTAGAAACCTCTACAACACGCCTTAAATACCATTTAGGTACACTCACATATGC